GGGTAAACTCTACCGTTTCTGTTTTTGATTTCAGATTGCATGAAGATGCCTTCGATAAAGTATTCTTTCTCGCCCTTTTCGTTTTGTTCTACAATAACTGGTGAAACTTCGTAGTCGTTAAATTCAGATATTAGTTTCATTGAAAATCTCCTTGAATTCTTCAAATGAGAAATCTTCTCCCATTTGTTTTAAAACTGCTTTGATATTTTTTGTTTCTTTCTCTGCAGTTTTTAAATCTCTATATTCTTCACCTGTATCCATACCATCTAAAAAGACATGTACTTTACTGCCTTTTTGTGAAAAGACCAATTCGTATGTTTTACTCCCAACTTTAACTAATTCTGTTTTGAGTTCTTTATGACCAGAAGGCAATTTCATTTTTGCTTCAGACAATTCTCTACTCATTTGTTGGAAAGTTTTCATTACTTTTCAGTTTCCTTTTCTTTGTTCATCCAATCTGTTGACATTTCGACTCTTTTCATGTCTACTGTATCAGCAGCTGCTTTGTGTAGACCTTGAAAGATTGAATCTTTTGCATCACTAAATTCTTTATTAGCGATTTGATCTACTATTTGTTTACTTATTTCACTCATGGTTTACTCCTAAAATCCACCAAATTCATCTTCTTTTTCATTTCCGCCTGATTCTTTTTCTTGTTCGATCTGAGCGTCAATGATCTTAATTTCATCTTCTGTTTGTCTTAGTACATACTTTCTTACATATTCATGTGAGTAGTATTTACCGACAAAATCACCTAGAGAATTTAGAGTATCAACTCTTTCTCTAAGTATTTCTGCATCCTTCAACTCTGTAAAATGGTTGTCGGTTGCAAAATCAAATTGTAAATAGTCCTTAACTTCATCAAATTCTTCACCACTTACAATCTCTTTGAGTATCAATTGAGTTCTAAGAATGTCAACAAATACTCTTGCAAATTTTTTCTGAAGTCTATTAGTAAATTTATTAAACTTCAATTCGTCTCTAGTAATCTCAGATGTACGACCCATATTGAATCCGTTATCTGATTCCATTCTAGAGAATGGTACATTCAATGCATGATATAGTTTCTTTTTGAAGTACTCTATATCTGCGATATCATCTAAGTTGTGCCCACCTGGCAAAGTAGTGATCTCTGTACCTCTACCACCTTCTCTTCGTGGTAACCAAAAATCTTCTAACATAGACATGTGTTTACGATCATCTTTGATCTCACCTGTCTGTGCATTATAAACAAGTTTATTTCTATACCTGTTCATTGTATCTGCAAGATATTGTTCTGCCTTTGCCTTTGGAAGGTTACCTACATCAATGTAGAAAATTCTTCTTTCAGGTGCCCTTGAAATCCTATAGATAACAAGTGCATCTTCTATCATTGATAACTGATTTGCAGTCTTCAATGCCTTATGCAGATACCCAACTACTACATTCTTAGTGTAGTCAAGTAAACCTGAAGTAGTGTAACATACTGCCTCAGGTGCGATTTTGACGGTATTACCCTCGCCTGAACCAGACTTATCAAAACCTTTATCGTTGAAGAGATAAAACTCTTCTATTTTCTTGATCCTTTCGACCTTAGTCTTTGGATCTCTTTCCTTGTCTATATTACGGACCTTTTTGATCTTTATAGGATCAACATTTCTTAAGTCGACAATACCTGCTTTAGGTCTTTTACTGTCAACAACTTTATGAAAGTAAATTCTTCCATCTATGTACCATTTTCTGAAGAGTTCATGAGAGTTCTGATTGAACTTCATTATGTTTAGGATATGGTAAAACTCATCTTGTATCTTTGACTTGATACTATCAGAGAGTTTCACATCTCTGAGATCGAGTGATACTATCCTATCTGAACTATCAGAAGTGATACACTCATTAACAATATCTTCAATCGCTGAATCAACTTCAGGAATTAAAGAAGTTTCTCGGTATCTTCGAATGAGTTCTGCCTCATTCTTAATACCACCTTCCATGTCAATGTATGAACCATATGCACCTCCTGTAATAAAACCGCCTGGTTGCGATTGTATGACAGGAGTGCCGTCATCATCGACAGGTGGAACAAATGAGGGCGCCTTAGCGACCTCAGTTGCTCTTAGTTCATCCCTCTTACGAGTGATTTCAAACCCGAATAATTCCATAATTTTATTTATAACACCTTATAGGGTGTTATTTCTCACTAATTAAAGTACTCTTTCCCAATGTGAGAAAGCGAATGTAGCCTCAAATGTTTGCACTGCATCAGCACCAGTTTCATAACTGAGAGAGATAGCTGCAATAGTTTTTGGCCACATATTGAAGAATTCATATCTTGCTAATACTGCATCTGATTTGTCTAACTGTTCAACATATGCTCTGTCGACCATAAAGTCTAAAGATGTAGAACCTTGAGAGTCACCATAACCGACTATTTCACCTTGCCACAATTCTAATGCTGTTCTGGCTGAGAATTCTATGTCGTTAATGATTGTGACAGTCCAATCTGCGAATGTTCTGTCACCAGGCATTTTTAATTCATTGCCCATCCATTTAACTTTAACCTCGCCAATATCAGCAGCAGGAATCTGAGCAGCTGAACACAAGAATTCGATTCTATTTCCTGTTCTAGGAATGAATACTCTAAATCGGTTGGATCTTGGTCCACCTCCGATTAGTTGTGCTTTAAATTGATCTATACTTGCCATTGTTTACTCCTGTTAAACTGCTCCGTAGATTTCTTCAAACTCTACACCACTTCTTGCAGCTATAAAGTTTAAAGTTATATAGTTGATTGATCTTGCAGGTTTTACAAAGATTGAACAAACAAATTCGTTTCTGTCAATGACTGTATCTGTGTTATTTGTTTCATCACATAAAACTGAGAAATCTACAAGACCTCTTCTGTTTTTTACATCTCTTAGGAAAGGTTCTACTGCAGCTCTAAATTGTGCTCTTGTGAATGCATCGTTGAATTCAAAGAGTTGTGCTTTAGCAGCTGTTGCAATTGCTTTCTCTAATACAATAAAC